AATCAATCGCATCCACAACTACTGGAGCAACCTCTTCGACTGAAGCAGGCTCTTCTTTAACTTCGACCTTTGCTTTGGCAGAGCCATCAGCAAGTTCAATAATTCCTTGTTCTTTAAGCCATGCAACAGACTTAGCTGGAATGTCGTCAACAATATCGCCTGCTTCAACGCGGCGATTTAGGTAATCTAACCCTTGATTTACGAGGTATTTCGGCATCTGTACTCCTGATAGTGGCACGTGGCTCTACCCCGGATACCGACCTGACCACAAGGGTACGAACGGGCGATGCCGAGGTCACGAGGACACGAAGAACTATCAGGACTTTACAACGCATCAGCCAATAGGCCGACTGTATATGGCTTTAGTTGACGCTCCAAGGCGACCAGTCAGAACCTGTCACTTCAAACAACAATCTTCCAGCCTTCAAGTTCGTGAACGCATCCAACAAAGGCTCTTGAGTACAGATCTTCATTTGGGTACAAATAGGGGCATACTTGTTGCGTTTAGGGTTGTAGTTCACCCCATTGATCTGCATGAGTCCACTATCTGAAGGATGGCTCATATCAATCATTTTGGTTATCTGACAGTTGGCATCCACGACTGAACCACCAATACGCTTAGGGCAACAACCTGACTCGCGAGCAACAATCTGCATCAAGCGAGGAATCTGACGTTGCTTCCACCCAGCAGCCAAAGCCACAGGGGGAATCCAAGAACAATCACCATGCCGATAAACCTCAGGCAAAACATATGCCGGGGCTTTGGCTTCAAAAGCAGCCAAGGAAACATGGGGGGCAGGATTAGCAATCGTGGGGGCAGAAGCTGCCTGAACTGCTGAAATCAAGCCAATAAACACACTTAAAAGGGATACCGCTGTTGCGGTTAAAAACATTTTCTTCATCGGTTACCTCCGAGAATTGAGAAATAAGGGCAGGCTAAACGCATTAGATAATGCAAAGCCGTCAATCTTTTATGTTTACCTCCTGATGGAGTTCTACGTTTAAGGATGACACCTCGCAAGGTGCGCTGTCACTTTCAAACCTGTCTAACGACACTCCCAAGTCGCTCAAACCGCTTGGTGAATCCTACAGCCCTAGATCACCCAAGGCAAGCACCTCAGGCCCCGTTTTTGGCTTTACAACGATGGCAAACAATAACCCAGGGTCTAGTAACCGAGACTGCGAGCATCTTTTTGCATCGCCAGCATCTAGGTTCTAAATCCTCGGTAGCCCCTTTGCCATAAGCATCTACTGGTATCTCGGAGTTATCTAACCCAGCCATACGGTGTAATCGCATCCGATGAGAGCTCGATCGTCACCATCTCGATTTAATGGATAAACCTCTGAAGTCGCCAAGATCGTCAAAATGACCACCCCGGAAAGGGTTGTACCCCTTACAGCACCGAGGATAGCCCTCACAGCAACAGCCTTTGAACGAGCCGCAGGGTAATCGTTCCGAGCTGCACGACAAACCACTCGAATACGTTGATGATCAATCGCATAAACGCCTGTACCAAACGTGTGATCGGGGCCGCTACCAGCCGACTCATACAAAGTCACACAAGCATCCGGGGTGTCAGGAGCGCGAGCAAGAAAGATATCCGTAGCCAAAGTGCCTTGCCCCTGGCTTGCCAAATAGGTGCCTAACGCATCCAAAATAGCCATTACTTAGCTTCCCTTGCTGCTTCACGATCAATAATTCCTTGAATACGTTGAGCCAAACGAGCCGACAAACCTTCAGAAGCATCCATCATTGGCTCTTCCAAATAGTAAGCCTGCCTGCCGGGAGCATGTTTGAAGTCTTCGTTTTCGTGCTGAATAATCGCATAGTTCACCATCTCATCGCCGCCAGCAGCTCCACCGTAAGTAATCTCAACAGAAGTGGTTTTCCCCACCATGAACGGTTCGTGGACTCGACCCGAACTGGACAAAGCACCACGATCAAAAGGAACTATCTCCCTTGAAGTGGCCAAAATAGCCTGTGCCTCAGCGTAGAGAGCCTCTTTAATGTTGCCTGTATAGCCAGTAACAACACGGCGGCCAAGAGAAATAACCGACGTAAGACCATCCACATACACGACCTGTTTACGCGCCATGTCAGTTACCAAACGAAACAGTTGTGTGGTGTGTACCCGTATCGTCATTGTAAACCTGGACAGAAAGAATCAAAGGCGAACTACCGTCAGGTAACAAAATCTTGGAATCCGTTGTAATTGTTGGGTTTCCGTAAAAAATGATCGTTCCAACCTCATAAACATCACGCCCATCAGCTGACTTAACCACTCGACCAGTTTCCTGAACCCGGCAATTCGTGGCCGTACCAGTAGCAGAAAAGGTGAACTTGCCATACGCATCGGCAGACGACTTAGGGTAAACAGTCACCTGAGAAGGCATCATTCCAAGGAAAGCGGCCTCAATCGTCATTCAGGGAAGTCCTGGATCGGTGGAACATACATCATTCCTGTGCCAACGTTGCGGCCCATACCAATCGAGAACTCTGAACTTACCGGGTAACCATTCGCATCCCAATTAGGTGAAGGCGGGGCAGCCCGTATAGCAGTAAGCCTCAACTGTGCAGCTCGATCCAAGAAAGTCTTGGCAGAAGCCCCAAATTGGGTTGAAATCGAAAGATCGCCCACACTCCTCGAATAGTCGCTCTTCGCGCTGTACTTGCCAGCAATAGCCTCACAAGCAAAAGCGGCCGATGTGTACGCATCGTTGTTCCACTCAGACAGCAAGAAGTCAATCTCAGGGTCCATAATCTGCTGATTATCGGTATCGGTATCGCCGCACAAGAATCGAACCTTGTCAATCGCCCTGGCTGAAGGATTACCTGTGTACGACCATTGTGCGCCTATCAGAGCCACGATCTGTATAGAAATCAAGCCATTATTAGGGGCTGTCAACAGACGTGGGCCGCTAAAAGTAGCTGTAAATGAAGCTACATAAAACCCAGCAGCCAAAGTCGCATCGGTAGCAGTCCAAGGGTATTCAACCTGCCCGGTTGCAGCCGAAACCAATGTGCAAACGCCATCAGTAATGACCTGAGTGCCTGTAGCGGCATTCCACATATTAAACGTGATGGTTGCCCCGGTGAGGTCTGTAGCAACAGCATCGGTGAGGAATTGGCGCGACAACTTAGGAAGGCGGTCACCTTTTTTAATGGTTATTTCAGCCATATCATTGCCCCAAAGTCACCGTTCCGTTGTTTCCACTCGTTGAAATCGCAAGTTTAGAACCACCAGCCAAGACCTCTAGCAATACCCCACTAGCGAGAACACGATCATTACCACCTGATACAGACATAAAACCTGAAGAAACAGCAATCGGTTCGTCAATCAAACCTTCCGAAATCGAAGCACCAGCACCGCTTGCGTTCGCTGTCCGAATAGCCGTCACATAAGCAACAATCGTTGAGCTGCCAGCTGCCAAATCTGTTACAACCCGGAGAACACTTCTCAATCGCATCGCTGTTGAATCGCTGGACCCTACAGCTGAGGCCGTACGTGGACTTATATGCAAACCATCAGCATTAGAACCACTAGAAGCCGTATTTGAGCCATTTCGGAAAGTTGTACGAAGTTTCTCGGTTAAAGAAGTGCCAGTTCCTGATCCAGTCGCCGCCCTAGCTTTAGTAGCAAGACCAATCGCATTGTCAGTTCCCGCCCCGGAAGCTGTTACAACTCGAATATGAGTAGTCTTTTTAACGGTTGAAGATGTGCTTAAACCTATGTTTGAGGCTGTTCTGACACGAATGTAGTTGCCAGCAGCCGTATCGTTCGCCGTGGCCCCGCCAGCACCATAAGCCGAACGATAAGCCTCATAAGCAACAGCAACAAGGGAGCTGCCCAAACCCGTACCAGTCGCATCAACGAATGTAGATCGAAGAGTCTGCGTTACCTGTGTTGAAGATCCCAACCCTGTAGCAGTCCTAACACGCGTTATCTGATTACTAGCCGACTGGCCGCCCAACGCATCCGAAGTTGCCGAACGAGGAACAACCCTTACACCTGTTGAACTCCCCAAACCTTGACTGCTACTCGTAGCAGAAACAAACGTGGTTCGAGACTTAATCGCATCGCTAGTTCCTGTGCCTTCTGCTGTTCCTACACGAAGTTTTACGATTGCACGATTAGCGATTGCTGTACCTGTGCCGTTGCCTGTAGCGGTTCTTGCTCGGATAGAACTTGTTGTTGTTGTTCCAGAACCTACACCTGAGCCTGTAGCGGTTTGTGAAACCGTGAGTGTTCCGTTGTAGGAAAGGTTGCTGGCGTTGTAAAGAAACCCAGAGTTGTTGTAGAGGACAGCCATTTGTTCCTAAAAGACCCGCATAGATAAAGCAAAGTCTCTTTTACGTTTCAATACACCCCACCAAAATCCGTACCATTGTTTACCATTAACAAAGTTGGCAGGAATTAAATCTAGGACATCTTCGTAGTTATCTAAAGAGTAGTTTCCTTCAACCCTCATATTCAAAAGGTTGATAGCAAACTCAGCATTGGCACACACAATGTCTCGTTGGATTTCCATATCAAGATTCTTGTATTGTGGGTAACAGGACAACAAACTTGTTAAAGACAGATGAGCCATTTTTTGTTTAACAAACTTCAACAACTCCTGTTTGGTTTGAACTACACCATCAGGTCTTCTACGGGCATCGGTGTTACCTTTGAAATATTCGGCAACCTGCATATCTACTTGGTCTGCGACCAGTGAACTATCAAATCCTATTTGGTCAAGAAACTTTTTGGCATCCAATGCAATAGGGTCAGTGCCATTAAATGGCGCATCAGCCACAGCAGCCCATTCTGTTATCAAACGGAACATCTCAGACAATGTTGCAGTCGATTGTGGAAACGGGTCGCCGTTAACAAAGTAATCCTTTGGAGATTCATCATCTTTTACATAAGCAAAGATAAGATTTGATGTTCCACTTACATTGATGATTGGTTCATAAATTAAGACATCTTCTGCCGACCAACCCTGATAATAAGGTTCTGTGCCTGGGGTTAAATATCGTTCAGGGCCATAGAAAGTGTTATCGCAACGCCAACTGGAGGCATCTTCGTATATTGGTTTGGAGTTCATAAAGTAGAATATGCCCCTGTTGGAATAATCCAAACCGGGATTCAAATATTGAACCACTCGCTCATAAGGCAAAGCACTAACGTATTCTTCTTTGTCTCCGCATTTAGCAACAAAACTATGTATTGTTTGAACTTCACGATATGTATGAAACGCTACAAGAAGTTTTCCGTCAGGCATACGATGCAAATCGTATGAAGCAAACTCTTCATCACCTGCTGGTGTTCTACGGAACAATCGCACAGCATCATCTGTAATGTTGTCAAGCATGTAGAACAGTTCATAGTTGCGCCAGCCAGTTAGATTGTAATTTTTTATTTCCATGATTTTCCCTATGAACTCCAATATTGAATATATATTCCGCCAGTAGCACCGCTCGTTGCTCCAGTACCACCATAAATACTTCCGTTTCCACCATAGCCAATAGCAGTTGGACTTCCATGAGAACCAGCAGCACCAGCAATTGTTCCTCCAGCACCACCCGAAGTACCCCAAAATGAGTTTCCTGCACCACCTGAGCCTGCAACACCACTGGTTGCGTTTCCACCATAACCATCGGTACCTGCACCACCACCACCGTTGGTGTAACCACCTTTACCAGTTTTTACATAAGGTGCGCCACCAGTGTAAGCGGGATTATCTCCACCACCGACATCACCTCCGTAACCTTGGTCTCCGCCACCGTAACCACCACCTGCACCAAAGACAGTTATGTTTGTTCCACCAAATAAAGTTCCAGTTCCAGAACCTCCAGTGCCGCCGTCGTTACCACCACCACCACCACCCATTACCCAGTTTATATAACCACTGGTACCCGAAAATGCCCAATTAGTTCTGACACTCAGACCACCAGAACCGCCACCACCACCCCATCTACCACCGCCACCGCCACCACCAATGCAAAGAACATAAGGTAAAGCGGCAGGAGTTACACCACTAACAGTAGGAACTGTAAGGTTTGATGTTACTTGACTAAAAATTGCCCTGACACCCCAACTTTGCCACGAAGTGGAAGATGAAGTTGTGGTGCCAACACTGTTTACTGCTACAACACGAACGTAAAATGTGTACCCATTACCATCAACAGTAGCGTTCGTTGGCAACCCAGTTACCGTGTACGAAATAGCAGTTGACTGACCAGTAACAGTACCAGCAGTCACCTGGGTATAAGAAGCAAAATTGTTTGTTGTGTTGTACTGGAAATAAACTGTTGTGCTTGCACCGTTGGCACTTATGGTTGCGTTAAAAGTTGCACGACTTTCCGTATAGTTGGTTACTGCGTTAATTGTAGTTGTAGGTGCAGCAGTGGTTGTAAACGAAACAGCACTTGAAGCGGGACCAGAACCAAAAAGGTTTACCGCTCTCAAATAAACATTGTAAGAAGTGTACGTTGACAAACCGCTAACAGTTACAGGACTAATAGCATCAGCAGGACTGAGCGCAGTCCAAGACGAGTTATTAAACGAATACTCGTAATTTGTTATTGGCGAACTACCATCATCAGATGGTGCAGTAAACGAAATCGCAACACTCGTGCTAGACGGAACAGCACTTAATGATGTTGGAGCAGTTTTCGGTGCAGTCGGACCCTTCATGCTGCCGATTATTCCACCGAGAACACCAGCCATCAGGTGAGTCCATTACCACTGATTATCCATGATGTTGAAGTTATCTTTACAGCAGTAGCCATACCAAATGCTGCAAGAGTTCTAGAACCAGTTGTTC